CCTTGAGTAGTGATAAAAAATTCATCATCAATCTTGCACATATTTTCTCTTTTCATGTGTTTAGTAATTGGGGAATGTTGAGTTGGCAAGGTATGGCTTTTCTGTTTTTCCATACCTTGACTTAAATTTTTATTTGATATAATAGCATTTTATGCAATATCATGATTTGTATATATTCTTTTAGGTGATGTTTATGCCGGTTTATCCATATATGACAATGACAAGCTCAAGCAAAGAGATGCCCTACCTATCTCAACAAAGACCACATTTTCAGTCTTATGGGATAAGTGGAACATCCATTCAGGGCGGTTATATCACTGGCAAGGAACAGAACCCAGCTCTATCAGGTCGATCTTGGACAAGAGAAGCTGAAGATATGCTAGCTACTGATCCAATTATTAGACGATCTTGGAGCTTGGTTAAGCAGACTCTATTGTCAGCTAAATGGGAGTTTAAAGCTGGTCGAGATGGTGATCAAACAAGCGAAGAACTTGCACGATTTGCCAACGAGGCATTTGGCTTTAAAGGCTATCCAGGCATGATGGAAATTAGCTTTGAGGATCAATTAAACTATCTTTTAGAATTCATTCCTCATGGTTGGAGATATGCTGAAGAAGTCTATTGTGTAGCTAAAGACTCGATCGGAAAAGAGAAGGTATTTCTCAAGAGATATGCTGATCGTGAACCTTCATCGCATCAGCAATGGCTTTCAGTAGACAAGCAAAATTTAGACGGTGTTATTCAAATCATGGTTGGCGGTGTTACACCTGAACCTATACCAGCATCAAAACTTTTACTATTAACTCTCAATCGCACTGGTTCAAACTTCGAGGGTATTGGCTTGCTTCGTCCTTGTTGGTGGTGGTGGAAAGAAAAGCAAAGGGCGGCGACACTCATGGCAATTGGTCTTGAGAAATGGGCTGTGCCTACTCCAATCGTAAAGGTTAATCGTCAAGCTATTGATCAAATGGGAATTTCAAACGGCGATGTTGATGCAATGATCAATGAAGCACAACAGCAAGCACAGGCTTATGTGGTGCAAGAGCAAAGCTATCTAGTAGAAAACAATATTGTTTCTTTTGATACCTATGGAGGATCATCAGGCTTTGATGCTAACGGTGCTTTACAAGTTATTCAAGAATGTGACAATCAAATCTCACAAGCCTTTATGGCTCAATTTATGAATTTGGGAATTTCTGATACTGGATCAAGATCAGTTGGTGAAGTGCATCTATCCGTTTTTAGAAGAGCATGCATCAATTTTCTCGACTTGGTAGCAAGTGCAATTAGTGGACAAGATAGACGGGGCGGTGGAACAATTGGTCGTCTTATCCGTTGGAATTATGGCAACATTGAAACAACAAAATTGCCTCGCTTGGTGCATAGTGGATTAGATACTGATGCACTAGCTGAAGCGCTCGCATCATTGCCTAGCTTGGTGCAAGCCCAATTATTAACTCCTGATGATGATCTTGAGAGAGCAATTAGACAAAAGATTGGGGCGGGTCAATTGCCAATGGAAGCCACAAGAACGGCACAAGATAGAGCTGTTGCACAAAATCCAGCTTTGGCAATGGCTGAAAGATTGAGAGCAATCAGATGAATGAAAAGCAAATCTCTTTAGCTAAACAACGCTTAATGAATAGACGATTTAACGCCTATCTCAATGCACCTAAAAAATACGATGGGATTGATTTCACTCCACCTCAAGGCGTGAGAGATGCAGCAATCAGAGCATTGAAAAAGAGAGCTGAACAGCCACCTTCAAAGCGTGGAATGACAGCCGTTGGGATTGCTAGAGCAAGAGATTTATCTAACGGCGTTACTTTATCACCTGATACCATTAAGCGAATGGTTGCCTATTTCACAAGGCACGAAGTCGACAAGCAAGGCTCAACATGGGAAGAGTACGGAAAAGGCCGTCAAGCTTGGGATGGTTGGGGCGGTGATGCAGGTTATACTTGGGCAAAAAAGATTTTAGCACAAATGGAAAGAGCTGATGAAAAAGAAAAAGCATTGTCAGAATCTACCTTGCAGACCTCCAATAGTGCTGACATTAAGGCATTTAGAGAGAGGATCAAAATGGGAGAGGTTGCTTTATATCCAGGATCAGACATTAAGGTGCTTTCTGTTGGTAAGGTCAACAGTCGCATCAATGGGAAGACAATTCAAGATGTCACGCCTGCAATCCTTGCTGAGATCGTAAGAGTATTTAAAGAACGATCATCTCAAGACCCCGTCATCATTGATTGGAATCATCAATCATCGCCCTTTATGGATAACGGTGCTACTGATCCAATTCAATCAATGGCTTATGGTGAAATATCTGATGTTTATGTAAAAGATGATGCTTTATATGTAAAGCCTCTATATACTCAAGCAGGGCTCGATCTAGTGACAGCTAGTGAAGGCGTTTTATATCCATCACCCGAATTTTTAGTAGGTGAGATTTTTGCAAGGGAAGGCGATCCCAAACCTATTGGATTCGCCCAATTGCAAGCCGTTACATTGACGGCAAGACCAGCACAATCTAAAGATAAGATATCTCGTGTTTTACTCATGGAGAACATAATGAATCCAGAAGAATTAAAAGCGATGACAGTTGATCAATTAACCGCCTTAGTGTTAGAAAAAGATCAACTCGTCAAGCAATTAGAAGCTCAAATTGAAGGCTTGAAATCTGAGAACGATCAGCTTTCATCACCTGAAGAAGATGCTAGCATGGCAGACGGTCAAAAGGTTGAAATCGAACTTGAAGGCGAATATGCTGACAAGAAAAAGATGATGGAAGATCAAAAGAAGATGTCTGAAGCCACCGCTTTATCTGAAAAGGCACAAGCCAAATTGATGAACGAATTGAACGCTCAAGTTACCGCTTTGTCTGAACAAGTTAAGACTTTACAAGCTGAAAAACATCAAGCTGAAAGAAAGCTTGTTGTTGATGGCTTGCTCAACACTGGCAAGATTGCACCCAGTGAGATTTCAGCCGTTGAATCAGCCTATGACATCAAAGATAAATTTCCTGCTATTTGGCAATCATTCAGCGAACGCAAAGCAAATCAAGCTATCAACCTTTCTGAAAAGGGACATGCTAGCACCGCTCAAGAAATTAGCTTTATCGATCAAGTTAATGAAATCAAAAAGACAAAAGGCATCACTTTCTCAGAAGCCTTAAATGTCATGAAAAACGAACAACCTGATGCATATATCAAACATTTCAAAGGATAATAATCATGAGCTTAAATAATCATGCTATTTATAAGACCTTCATCGCATCTGCATCTATCACCGCTTTGACCTTAGTTAAGCTTGATAGTGATGCCAAAGTAACACCTTGCACCGCATCAACTGACATCCCTGTGGGCGTTGCTCAAATTGGTGGTGCAAGTGGTGATGCAATCAATGTATGCGTCTTTGGTGTTTCTCGTGTTGTCGCTGGTGGTACAATCACAGCAGGCACAAATTTCTTTGTTATGCCTGGTACTGGTGGCAAGGCTTATGCCTATGATGGTGCTGGTGCAAATACTCAAATTATCGCAGGTCGCTTCTTGCCAAATGTTGCAAATACTGCAGCAAGTGCAAATGAAGAAGTTGAAATCCTTGTTTCTGTCTCTTTAGGAGTTTAATCAAATGGCAAATTCTAGCTATAGCAATATTCATCCAGTCAACGAAATCCTTCGCAACCTTGCCATTGAAGCAATTCCTAGCGATGGTCAACTGATCGCTGATCAAGTTATTGAAAATGTTGATGTCAAGGCAATTGGCCCAACAGGTACTCTCTTGATCGAAGAAACTCGCAATTTCATGGGTTCTCCTGATGTTGATGCACAAAGAGCACCCGGTGCAGACCGCCAAAGAATTGGCAACTTTGACCGTTCAAGCACTACCTTCTCAGCAAAGATCTATTCCCTTTCTGATGAGATTGCACTTGAAGATATCAAGTATTCACAATATCCAGGCAATGAAGAACAACGATCTTTCAGAAAAGTACAAAGATCAATGCTCTTAAATCGTGAAACCCGTTTAGCTAATCTCTTGTTTGGTGCTAGCAATTGGGGTTCTTATACTTCTGCTCTTGCATCTTTAGCAAGTGGTTCTAATGGTACACAATGGAATCAAGCCGGTGCTGAACCTTTAACCGATCTTCATGCTTTGATTGATGTTATTCGTGCAAATTCTCATGGTATTTTGCCTGATACATTGGTTCTTGGTTATGGTGCTCTTCGTGCATTATCTCGCAATGCTGAAGTACGTGGATTTTTTACAGCTGGTAGCACTCCATCAGGTACAGCAGCAGGCAATCGCTTGATGAAAGATGACATGGTTATCTCTGTTCTTAAAGAAGTCTTAGGCATCCCAAATGTTCATGTTGGTCAAGCTCGTAAAGAAACTGCAAACGCTGGGTTAACATCTTCTGAAGCTCAAGTATGGACTGATGACAGTGTTTTCATGGGTATCATGAAGGGGTCTGATGCTATTGCAAATAAGAATGGTGTTAAGGTTATGCCCGTTGCTGCTCTCAATTTTGTCTATGAAGGTTATTCATCAGGTGCTTATGATGATCTTGCTATGACAAAGAGAACCGTATGGATGGAACATACACATCAAGATAAGATCATTGCTCAAAATTATGGCTTCCTCTTAACTGACTGTTTAGCTTAATGTCATTATGCATCATTGCCCTTATTGCCTTAATTCTCTCAATAATATGGTGCACCTAGCAGAAGCTAGCGATGCAGATCAACAGGCAATAGAGGATATTAGAAAACAATGGATTAACGAACGCAATCCACAATTAAAACTCTTGCTTAAAATGCGCTTGGATGTACTCGTCAAAGAGGTTAATTCAGCAAAGACTTTTGAAGAAGAGATGAAAAAAGCGACCAATCGATTATATCGTGCAATCGCTGAAATGGTGCAACAAGGTCAAGGGCAAATGCTTGTTGCGATGTCACCTGATGAACTTAAATCTTTTTTAATCTCAAGTGGCATGGGAGACGCTTTGACATATTTTGAGCGTTCTCAAGTGGATATAGTGGAATTGATCAATAAGGCTACGATTGCCATTGATCCTGAGTTTAGATCAGCACCTCCCAATATCATTCAAGCTATTGCTCAACAGACTTCATCACAAGTCTTTGATGCTCAAATCTTGCCTTCTCTTAGTAGTGCAATTCGCAATATGGCAACAACCGCCGTTATCGTTGGAAGCTCTAAGCCTGTGCTTGATCAAATGAGGATTGCTTTTGAAAAGTCTGTTGGTGTTGGTACTACTCAAGCAAGAACAAAGATCGCTGAATTTGGTAGATCTATCAATGCTCTAAATGCTGATGAAGCTGGCTTAGAGAACTTCATTTATGTTGGGCCTAAAGATGGGATAACTAGACCATTTTGTCGCAAACTTGTTGGAAAAGTGCTATCTAAAAAGCAAATCATCAAGCTAGACAATGGACAGCCATCAAGTGGTCCACCTTTAACGGCGGGCGGTGGTTATAATTGCCGTCATTCTTGGGCTCCAGTGAGCAAGGGATTTCTAAAAGTCAATGATTTGGCGGTGGTTTCAGATAGCGAAATAAAGGACATCATGATATGAGAAAAGCACAACAAGGCAAAAATTATAATTTTATTTGGCAAGCTCCTACCCCAATCAGTGGGACGCCTTCCGTTTCCTTTTTCCTTGATGGTAGCACTATCACAAGCAACATGTCGCAAGGAAGATCTGATTTAGTAGCAACTGATCTTGATAGAGATAGAAGAGTGATGACTTTATCAACATCAGCCACCGCCTTAAAGCCTTTTCAATCTGATGCTTTTTTATTGACTGATGCAGATACTTTCTTTGCGATTAAGATCGTTAGAATAACAGGTACTCAGTTGATCTTGGCTGATCCATTGCCTAGAGATATCGCTTTTGCAGTCAACTCAACAATTCAATTTGCTAGTTGGCTTTATACTTGCTCATCATCCAATGTCACAGCATCTAAGCAGACCGTTGCTTATGCTGTTGAGTATGTACAAAGCGAAGGTACACAAACAATCAACCGAGTTGAAAAGGGAAGTTTAAAGGTTGTTCCTCGTCCTTTTGATACTGGCTTAGATCATAATAAGCTATGCTCCATTTTTCCACATATTGCAGATCTAGCACCTAGACGGGCAAATGGATTTGAAGAGCAAATATCATCAGCACTTGATGAACTTGCTTTATATGTTAGAGATTTAATCGTACCTAGGGATGTTGATGAAGATGATATACACAATTCACATGATTTACTGCAAGCTCATTCCTATCTTGCGATTGCTCGTGTGCATGAGCTTAATGGCAATATCGATTTAAGCGAAAAGATGCGAGCAAGAGGAA